GAGGGGGAAAGAAAGGAAATTGATAATATGAAGTTTTTGGGAAGTAAAGAAGACCAAATAGGGGTTCAGCGAGACATGGGCTACAACCAAGCAGTTAAGGAGTTAAAAGAGAAAATTAGGAAGGTAAAGAAATGAGCTGGCGTAAAAGGTTAATGAAACTTTACGAAAATAGAACTACTGCTTGGGTGGATTACAATACAATGAAGAAATTTATCGCCCAAGAACTAAAAAGGGAGCGAAAAGAAATGAGGGATGAAATACTTTGTGCCGCCCAGAGTATTTTTGACGATAGTTGGATGATGGCGGAAAGGAAACTTAAAGATGTGATTGATAATTACTTAAAAGTTAAAGGTTCATAGTGAGCATTGACGACATGAAGAATTACGGAGAAAAGAGAAAAAGAAAATTATATAACTACATTTTTAACAAGAATGTAATTTTATCTGGGTACAGAGGGTCTATCTCGCATGGGCTGTATATTGCTCCAAAAGATAATGAGGAATTTGGTATTTGTGATACCGATTTGTTTGAGATTTATTGTTTCCCAAAAGAATATTACTTGGCTCTTGAGGGGTATTATCATTCAAAGGAAGTTTCTGAAACTAAGCATGAGGAAATTGACTCTGTTGAATATGAGGTAAGAAAAGCCATGCACCTTTTAGCTGGTTGCAACCCAAATGTTATTGGATGGCTTTACTCTAAACCAGAACACTACACCACTATTTCCGAGGGTGGAAAATTATTGTTAAAAAATAGGAGTTTGTTTTTAGGAAGGCGAAGAGTTAGAGACGCCTTTTCTGGTTATGCCTACTCACAACTTAAAAGGTTGACTGAAGGGGCTTTTAAGGGCTATATGGGTGAGAAAAGGAAGAAGATAGTGATTAAGTATGGCTATGATACTAAAAATGCCTCTACACTTATTAGGTTACTAAGACATGGGGCAGAGTTATTGAAAACTGGCGAAATGAAAACCTATCGAGATGAAGATAGACAATTTCTACTTGATATTAAACAAGGGAAATACTCGTTAAACAAGTTACAAAAGATTGCCGATAAAGAATTTAAGCTAGTTGAAGAAGCGTATGAAAAATCGGAACTCCCACTAGAGAATAATAGGAACAAAATTAGTGAGTTATTAGTTAAGATTTTTGAACTGGAGTTCGCACAATAGGGCTTAAACGACATGAGGCATAAAATGAAAAAGAAGAAAGCGAAGAAGAAATGAAACTAACCTTAAAAGGAGCTAAGAAGAAAGCTGATAAGGCTTGGTCTTTAGCAATTAGAAGAAAGAAGTATTGCGAGATATGTGGTCGTGAGGCAAACCAACCCCATCATTATATCGGCAGAAAGAACTATACAATGAGGTTTGATCCGAGGAACGGGGTATTGCTTTGTTACACACATCATGTTGGGGGTAGACATTCAGCACATGGGGATGTCGAGTGGTTTAGGCTTTGGTTTAAGGAAAACAGACCAGAAGACCTGGAATATATAATCAAGAATAAAGAGAAGAAGATTAAAAGATTAGTCGAGGATTATGTTAAAATAGCGGAGGAATTAAACGATGAAGGAAATTAAAGATTGGCTGATTGCGATTGCTATAATTACTATTCTTTCTTACTTATTGGTTTATTGGCTACCGAAAATATGTTTATTACATTTTTAATAATAGCCCTGTCGTTCACAGCTGGTCTTTGGATTGGAACTAAAATACCAAAAGACACAGTAGAGGGGATAGCCAAAAAGGCTATCAAGAAAGTAAAGAAAAGTGATGCCGGTGTGGTAAGGGGCATGACCCCAAAAGAAGAAAAGCAAATGAAAGACCAAGAGTTTAGAGAAGCATTCCCGCAATTAGGATGAAAAAGAAAGACACAATACTTATTAGGTTAGAAAAGCAAGTTAAGGGTGCAGGATTTTCCGGTGTGGTACATGTAAGTGAGGATGAACTTTTAGAATACTTTAATGCACTACCAAGGGTGGTCAGGATAAGTGCCCTAATATCTTTAACATTTAGAGGCCATCCCTTACAAGTAAAATGAAATGCAACCACAGTTTAACCAGCAAGACAATGGTTGATAATGGAAGTAACCTCCATTATATCCGGCGCAAATGTACTAAATGTGGCTTAGAGCAGGAATTAAAAAGGCGAAAGGGTAGACTATACAACCCATTCTCTAATAAGAGCTGGATAAATAGGCGAATAGATAGGGAAAAACACGCTAAGGATGTTATCCAACCTTTTATGAAGAACAAGCCTAATCCTGATTTCATAAAAGCCTACAAAGATGATGATGAGTTATTAGATAATTATTATACTAAGGATGAATTGAGGAAAAATGAATAAGTTAAGAATAAAGAAAGATGGGTCTATGTTAGCAATTATGGGGAGTAAATGGTGCGTAAAATGTTATCCTGAATTAGAGCTTGGCTACTTTATATATAAAGGCGAATCATTGTGCGAGAAGCATTTTAAAGAGTTGAAAAAAAAATGAGTAAAAGATACAAAACCAAGAACCAGTTAATTTATACCCCCATTGGCATTTTAGGTAAACTCAGGGTCTTGTGGGAGTGGCATCTTAAAGAATACGGCTTGCCCCCTGAAAGAATCTATCTCCCTAAAAAGGAATTCAAGGAGTTCAAAAAGATAGCTTGTTTCTATTCTCAGTTCTTGGGTCATTATGTTTTTAGAGGCCGGGAGGTTTTGGAACTATGAAACAACATATAACTAAGACACAATTAGACAGACTGAGTGAGAAGGGGAAGAAGAAACTGATGACATGGCTCGATGGTCAGAGAACTAGGGGTGTAATCTCTGAGAATGGATGGATATACTCAAAAGACTTTCCCCTCCTCTCTATTGGTCAGATGATTGAGTTCGTTAGAGAGAATGATAAAAAGCATTTGTGGTCTTGGTATTTCTTTGATGGCCCACACGCTGCAACAAAAGATGTTTGTGATATTCTATGGGAAGCAGTAAAAGAGGTATTAGAGAAATGAAACAATATATAGAGGAAATCATTTTTAAGATTGGCAATAGTTCGATTGTCAGAAAGATAAGTGGTTGGTGGTTTAGCAGGCAGCTTAAAAGACATGGGGTGGTAATAGGTGGTGGTAAATATAAGACGATTCAAGAGGCGATAGATGCTGGCGAGAGATATATTATTGTTAACAGCGTTAAGGGCAAGACATGAGAGGTAAAATAGCTAAGAAACTAAAGAAGATGGCAAGAAAGAAGAACTTAAATTACCGCAAGTTAAAGAAAAAGTATAAGGAATGGCGGAAGGATGAAGGCTGGAAGGAGGACTTTGATGTCAAAAAAAGGTAGTAGGGGTTTTAAGGAACTAATGTATAAAGGCAAGCCTGTTAAAAAAAGTGGTCAGTATACCAAGGTTGACTTAATTCTTTGCAAAGACCAACCAGAAGATGGTTCTCATTTTAGACTTGATATGAGGTATAAGGTGAATAAAGTTTTTTGTTCTAAGCATTTTTGTGAATCTTTGTTAGAAGAACTTGCGCTTGTAGTGGAGAAATAATGGACGATAAAAAAGGTATTAATGAAAATCAATAACTGCACTAAAAAACGAATCAAAGTTAGGATATTAACTTGGTTAAATAATGTTGCACCAGGAAAAAGATTGGCGATTCCTCTTGAATATGGAGGAACAATATATTTTGACAAAATGAAAATGGTTGATGCAATTTATAAAATTAAACAAACTAGACTATGACTATTACCCCAACCACCAAGGAAAAGCCTATTAGACTGACGCTTAAAGAGCGGATAGAACTAGAACGAGCAGTTAAAGCACTTTGGGATCATTATTTGTCACTATTACCAAAGGAAATAAGACGAAGTCCTAAATTGATGATAAAGCCGACACCATGGTTAAGAGAGCAAATAGTAAGGATAAATGCTGATATAACCGAGGATATGGATATTAAAATTTTGGCAAGGGATAATGGCTAGAAAAAATATACCACTAAAAGATAAGGAGTTAATTAAACAACGATTGGCTCAAGGACAAAGTCATAGTGAAGCAATTAAAGGTACTGTTGTTCAAAGTGCCAAAACTGCTGGTAATATCAAGAAAAGAGAATTACCTGACATTACCCGAATGAGGAAGAAATATCTGAAACTTATCGAGAAAAAGGCGGATAAAAAACAGCGGGCTAAATTATGGGCCGAGATGACAGTGGCAAATAAAATACATGGAACTAATGACAACTTTATTGAAATACCTGATTGGGCTAATAGAGAAAAGGCTTTGAAATACATTGACCAATTGGCAGGATTACACGAAGAATCTAAAGAAGCTGGCGACCAATATAACCAATTCAACTTTTACAACATCCCCCCGGAAGAGTTAAAAGAATACCAAAAGAGAGCATTAAAGGCGATAGAAGGAAATTTAGAGGAGGTGATCAGAGGTGAATGATAAAAAGGAGTTTACTAGCGTGGACATGATTGACGCTTTTTGGTGTGGGTTTGGTTTCAGGGAGAAAACTATTTTAGCACAAATCAAAAAGTATACTCTAAGGATTGATGACGGGAAAATTGATAGTAATCTTTCTGGGAAAGCTATCGACAATATGTTTAAAGAAAAGGCTATGTTTAAAGCGGCAGGAGAAAGGAAATAGCCCCTGAAGCATGATCCATTAAAGGCTCAAGCGGCCTCTGTTCTTGAATGGATTGTCCAGAATAGGATGGTTGGTGAGAACGGGCAGTTAATAGAGTTTGATAATCATAAATTCTTAGCATTGCCTTATGCTGATTTAACCCCTAAACAAGCAATTAGAAAATCGGCCCAAGTTGGCTGGTCTACTTTAGCAATACTTAAAGCATTTCATCTGGCGTTGTTTGCAGGGACAAATATTATATATACCCTCCCAACTAAATCAGTTGTTAAGGATTTCGTTCAACCGAAAGTCAATCCCTTAATTGAAAAGAACGAAGTAATCAGAAGGTCAATGGGAAAGACCGATTCTATTACCTTAAAGAAAGTGGGGGATAGATTTATCTACTTTCGATCATCTTGGGAAGAGGCTAGTGCGATTATGATTTCGGCTGATATTATTGTTTCAGACGAACTAGACCGATCAAAACCTAAGACGATTGCGACTTATTCATCAAGGTTAGGGGCTTCGGAGTTTGGTTGGTTCTGGAAGTTCTCTAATCCGTCTTATCCGGGGATGGGCGTGGATGAAGAGTGGCTTAAATCAGATATGAAGCACTGGTTTGTTAAATGTTCCCATTGCGGACACTATACTTATTTCGACTGGTTGGCCCCAGGAGAACTTAATCAAAAGAGAATACACTATGTCGACTTCATCAAAGAAGAGTATTGTTGCGGGAAATGTAACAAGGTGATTGATGACGAAAGCCGAAAGAATGGCCGATGGATTAAGAAATTTAATAAAAGGGAAATATCAGGTTATTGGGTGTGTCAGATGATTGCCCCTTGGATTTCAGCTAAAAGCATAGTGAATGAGTACGAAAACAACAAAGGTAATATGCCCTACTTCTACAACTTCGTATTAGGCAAACCATACCAAGAGAAAGACTTATCAGTTGACCGGCAGACGATTATTGATTGTATCGTGCCGACCAAGAACAAGAGATATAGTGTAGCAATGGGAGTTGATAATGGAGTGGTTAAGACTTATGTAATAGGGAACAGTCAAGGGATATTTGAAATAGGGGAAACAGAAGATTGGGACGAAGTAGAAAGATTGAGGAATCGTTTCAATGCTTACATGGTTATTGACGCTAACCCCTATCCCACTCATCCTAAGAAGTTGACTGTTAAATATCCGGGGAAGATTTACATTCATTATTATCAGACCGACCGAAAAGCAAGTGAAGTAACCAGATGGGGGTTGAAAGAGAAGCGCCGAGTAGTTGTGTCAGATAGGACGAAACTGTTAGACTTGGTGGTGGATGAATTGAACAACCAGGAGATTATCTTCAACATGACCGAACATAGATTAGAAGATTATATCGTTCATTGGAAGAATATGTACCGGGTGGTGGAGTTGGACGCTTTAGGAGTGATGAAAGGGAAGTGGAAAACCCCCGAAGGTAAACCAGATCACTTTGCCCATGCAACCGCATTATGGCGTGTAGCCATGGAGAAGGCCCAAGGGGCTACTGGAACTGGTGGCGTAACCCCCCCACTCCCTAAAAGAAGGTTCGGTAGAGAGGCTGTGGTGGTTACTGACAACACAATCCCTGGAATAGACATTAAAAAGGCAGCTAGAGCAACAGTAACTCCTAAGAGAAGTTGGAGGAAAGTATGAGTTCTTGGAGTTCAGAGTTGCACAAAGACCAGATAGAACCAACCAAGACAGTCAGTGTGTGGTTAGATAACAGCGAAGAGTTTAGGAAGAAGAACTTCAGATGTTGCAATTGTGGCTTAATAGTCTTTGACTACTTCTGTGATGTGAGGATTATTATTGTTGGTGGAACACCTACTGTAGAGAATCCCACCAAGGTTTACACTCATCCTTTAGAGATAATGTGCAAGAGGTGTCGACAAATGTATCGGGTTGAATAGTTGAATTGTTAGTGTTAAACTATTACAGAGGTTTATACAGCCCCCGTTGAGGGGCTTTTTTATTTAAAATGGCAGCAATAAATACAATCGATGTTCCGGATGAGAAAGAGCGCAAAGAAGAGGGGGCTATTGGTGCAGAAGCAGTTGTAGACCTTAATGTTTCCGACGCCGAGCTTCGGTCTTTACTTAACTATAAATTGAGAACCAGCGAAGCCTATTGGGAGGAAAAGCCAAGAGACCTCACAAAAGCAAGAGAAAGAGCTACTAAGTATTGGACTGGCAGATACCAAGAGGATATGGACTTCTTTGGGCATGAGTTTCCTTATGTTGACAATAGAATCTTCATGTCATTGGAAACGATCATCCCTATTGCTTTAACACGCCCCCCCGAGCCTTCTGTTGCTCCTGCTAAAGACAATGACGCTTCTAAACAATTAGCTGATGATATTAAGAATATACTATTGGCGAAGTACGAAGAGCTGGGATTGAGGAATAAGTTTAGAATGGCACTAAGGCATTTACTCCTCTTTAGGCAGGGGATATTGAAATACCGTTGGAATGAGGACTTAGGCGATGGTGGAGATTTTGAGGTTCATTGGGTTCGCCCCCAAAAGGTAGTCATTGATAAAAACGCTGTTGCTGGGGAGACACCAGGTTTTATTGCCGAATACATGGAAGATACTATTGAAGGGCTTGTGCGGAAGTTCCCCGATAAGAAAGGCGAAATATGGAAGAAGTTTCACATTATAAGGGGAACGCAGAGGCAGTTGAGCCAAAGGGTGGGATATTATGAAATGTGGTTTGATTGTGTTGATAAGGACAACGAACCCCAACAGGGTGTTTGTTGGAAGTGTGAAGAGATTATCTTAGATAAGATGAAGAACCCAAACTGGGATTACGAAGGTGATGAAGATGGCACATATCACAATCATCTACCTAATCCTAAGATTCCCTATGTGTTCTTGAATCATCTTAATTTAGGGCGGAGCTTCATTGACGACATTGCTTTAGCCGAAGTTGCCTTTCCTCTACAGAAGGTAATTGATAAAAGAGGCCAACAGATAGTTCAGAACGCTGATGCCGCTAATAGTGGATGGGTATTTAATAAGGAGTTTATCAGTAAACCAGAAGCCCAAAAGTTAACCGGCGCTTTCAATGAGAAAGTAGTAGGTGATGGGGATGTAAGGGGTGGGGCAATGCGACTACCACCACCTACCTTACCAGCTTATGTAATTGAAGATAAGTTTGACGCTAGAAACGAGATTGACAATCTATTAGGTACTCACTCTACTACCAGAGGAGAACGGGGCAAGAAAGAAACTTTGGGTGGCCGGATGTTACTCAAAGAAGCAGACACCGGGAGGATAGGGGATATTGTTAATTCTGCCATTGAACCAGCCGCTGAGAATTTATACAATGGATTGGTTCAGTTAATGAAGGTATTCTATGTTAAAGAGCATTTTGTTAAATATCTAGGCGATGATGGGGAGCAGACATTCTTAGGGTTTGACAGAGACAAGATAGAAGATGGGGTTGAGATTAGAGTTAAGAGTGGAACGACCATGCCTGCTGATAAGACAAGGGAGCGGGTAGAAGCCCTGGAACTAGCTAAGGGTGGATTGATGGACCCCCTTACCTTGTTTGAGAAGCTGGACCATGTTAATCCGAAAGAAGAAGCCAAGAGAATGGTTCTATATACTATCGACCCAATGGTTTATTTAAAAGAGATTCTTGGTGTTGAGAGCGGACAGGATGAGGTAATGAGGGTAATTGAACAGATAAGCAGCGGGGAGTGGGTTGAACCACCCGAGGAAGTCTCTGAAGAGTATTTGGCTAACTATAGTGCTTTTGTTAAGTCGGCTGACTTCCAAAACCTTGAACCAGAGGTGCAGGTCATGCACACCAAACACTTGGAAATGGCGGCAGGGAAGGCCCGGATGGCTCTAGGGGAAGGCAGATAGTGGACAAAAAGCAAGAAGCAATACAGAAGAGGTTAAAACAGTATTCTTCTGGTAAATGGGAAGAGGTCAATAGCGTTATTGCTGAACATAATTCATTGTTTGATGAGGGGGAGATAGATTTTAGCAAAGCGATTAAGGGTATTGTTAAAAGGCTGCGGAAAATTGGTACTTGACAAGCATTTTAAAAGTTGATAGTATGCTTGCAGAGGTTTAGACAACCCGCTTCGGCGGGTTTTTTTATTGGAACACCCACGCTTTGTGGGTTTTATTGTTTAAGGAGGAAAAAACATGGAATTTACAACCAGAGTCAGTTCGCTAACACAAGACAAACTACTTCCAAAAGTAGTCGATAATATTTTAGACGGTAATATCTTAGCCCTTCGTTTAATAGGTAACGCCAAGAAATGGTCTGGCGTTAACATGAAGAAACCAGTTAAGTACCAAAAGTCTGAAACTGGTGGTTCATTCGCAGGTTTAGACGCTTTCGACACTTCAACCAGTGAAACAAGGAAAGTTCCTTCTTATGATTTAAGAGCAGTTTATCAATCCGTTGCTATTCCTGGAATTGAGAAAGCAGTCAATGCTACCGATTCACGGGTGATGGATTTGGTTAAGGTTGAAATTGAATCAGCCCAAGAGGATATGTTAGACAATATTGGCGACATGATTTACGGAGATGGGACAGGAAACGCTAATAAAGACTTCTTAGGACTGGGAGCGATTGTTGATGACAGCACTGATGTTGATACTTTAGGTGGAATTACCCGAAGCACAGACACTTGGTGGAAGGCAATTAGAACCGCTTCAGGCGGAACTGTATCCTTAACCAAGATGGCAACTTTGACTTCTGCTGTTGCCGGTGGTTCTTCTTTAAGACAACGACCAAGTATGTTCGTCTGTGATGAAACTGTTTGGGATTTATACGAGAGTCTACTTTCCGCAACGGTTAGGGCAAACTACGAAGCCTATGGCTATCCGGTGGTTACTCGAAACTCAAAGGGAGCAATGCGACAAAGCCAAGCCTTAAAAGGTACGGCAGGATTCGCCGCTTTGACTTTCCGAGGAATCCCAGTAGTTGCTGATGAGAAAGCACCTGTCGAAACCTTATACGCTTTAAATGAAAATTACATTGACTGGTACGGTTGTAAGTCTCCTGACTTAACATCAATCAGTTTAGGGGCTGGTCAGATTGACGGCATCTACGCAGATGTACCTTCAAAGAATCATGGATTCGGATGGACGGGATTCAAAGTACCAACCAATCAATTCGGAGAAGTCGGACAGATTATATTATTAGGTAACCTCTTGACTTGGCAGCCACGACGGCATGGTAAGTTAACAGGTATCACGGGGGTATAAAAAAATGTTAACAGGAACGCCACAAATTTTCGAGTTAAATCCGTATGAACAGCACACCGAGCAGATGCACCAATTAGGTATGAAGGCAACCGCCGGGAACGGCGACATTTACCGATATACTAAACTTGATGCTGATGTTGTAGCAGGGATGCTTTTGGTAGCACCGGGAAAGATTGCTCTTCATCAGAACCTCGCAGTAGCAGTTGCTAATGTGGTCGGTGATAAAAAGGTTGTACTAGATGTTGGAGCAGCAGCAATAGTTGCAGGAACTTACGATGGAGGTACTTTAGTATTCAACGACAACAGTCCCGAAGGTGAGTGGTACACAATCACAAACCATGAGGCAAATGCTGGATCACTAGAAACAGACATCTTTATTGTCCCAGGCATTAAGACAGCAACGGTTGTTGATAGTTCTCAAGCGTGCTTAATCAAGAATCCCTGGAATTTACCAGTAGTTTCTCAGTTAATCGCTGAAAGAGCAGCTGGAGTTACGGTTCAAGACTGGGATGTATCAGCGAATGAATATGGATGGCTCAAAACCAGAGGGATGAGCGCATTACTAGCCGACACCACAGGATGGACAAAAGGATACACACTGGCAATTTCTGACCAAGTAAACGGAGCCGGTGGAGTAAATGATGGTGGAGCAACAATGGTTGTAATAGGCCAAGGAATTGATACTGGAACAGCAGGAGAATTTAACGCAGTATATTTAACAATAGATTAATTATTTAACTCGCTCTTGACCTGACTAGATCGGGGAGAGAACTTTAAAAGGAGAAAAAAATGGGAAAGAAAGAAAAACTAGGAGTCTTTTACAAGAGTTACGACATTAAGTGGCTCAGAGAAATGCCAGAACATCCAGATTATAAGCTAGTTGCTGAATACGATGCTTTAGTAGCAAAGGCAGCTAAAAAGAAAGGTAAAAAATAATGGGTAAAGCAAGAGATTATATGCCAGCATTAAAATTCGGACACAAGATTTATCCTGAAGATTTAGCAGGAATGATAGGACTGCCTTCTGTCGGGGATATTTGGTATGTTGACCCAGGAAAGACTAGCGGAGTATCAGGCTCAGGAAGAACTAAGGAAGATGCTTTTATTACAGTAGCAGAGGGCTTAGCAGCTACAACCGCAGATCAAGATGATGTAGTTTTAATTACACCATCCAGCTCAACCGGTAGAACTAATGAGGTAGTAGCTATTGACTGGAACAAGAGGAGAACTCATTTAATTGGTTCTACTGCACCAACAATGTTCAATCCAAGAGCAGGAATGTCATTCAGTTCAGCAGTTGTATCGCCTTGTTTCACAATTTCGACCAGAAGTTGTATTTTCAAGAACTTTACTATTTCTAATATGCAGGACATAAATGTTACGGTTGAAATGACTAGCGATTACAACTACTACGAAGGAATCCATTTCGCAGGTATGGGAAATGCTTCCGCAGGTGATGATACCGCAGCAAGAATTATTAGGTTGAACGGTTCAGGAGAAAATACCTTTAATGGTTGTACTTTTGGTCTTGATACTGTTTACCGAACAGCTGCAAACGCAACAATAGAGTTTGTGACTGCAAAGAATAATGCTAACAATGTATTTAACGGTTGTATCTTTACAATGGCTGGAGATGCAGATGCACCTAGACATTTGTTCGTTGAGGACTCTGGTTGTAATAGGTTCGCACTATTTGACAACTGTAAGTTCTTTGATAATTCAGACACCACAGGTATATCAGCACAGACTGATGTAATTAAGGGTGGTGTAGGAACAGACCAAGGTGGAGTTGTGATATTCAAAGATTGTATGGCAGTAGGTACTGCAGGTTGGTCGAATGAAATCACAGGAGTTAAAATACTTGGCTCAGATAACAACGCTACGACATTAACAAACTATTGTTTAGGCGTAAATCCAACGGCTTAAAATGGCAGTTGCTCCTTACAAAGTAGAACTTACTTGCCTTCGTTGTAGTGGTACTGGAAAACTTCCAATTGGTTCCCAAGGTGCAGATATTGATTGCCCATCTTGTGAGGGTGATGGAAGGGTATACGAAGGAACAGCTGAGGGTGCAGAACAAATGGCCGATCTAGCTGATAAGGTAAACGATTGTATTAGTAAATTAGACGACATCTTAGAGAAACTAAACGAATAAAAACTTGACAAGTCCTTTATCCCGTGTTACTCTATCGTTAGAAGCTTATACAGCTCATGCCTTTTAAGGCGTGGGCTTTTTTATTTAAAAGAATGTCAAACACATCAAAAGCAAAACTAAACCCCCAAGACATCCTCGTCTTTTGTAATATAGATAAAGAAGATTTTACCTTCAAGTTTGATGGCAACCCCTACACAATTAAAGCAGGTGATACTCGTTTCTTCCCCCGTTTTCTAGCTGGACATGGAGCTAAACACTTAATAGACAAGATACTCAACAGGCAGGAAAAGAAAACAAGCTTGGATAATTTAAGAGAAGAACTAGGTAATCAGATTATCCTAGGATTGGCTGATAAGTACCGCCCACAAGCCCCTAAGACATTAACCCAAAAGGTAGAAGAACTCAACCCTAAAGAAGATGATAAGGAAGAGTTTGAGGGATTAAAGAAGGAAGTCGAGGAATTACCAACCAAGAAAGAACTATTAAAACAAGCCGAAGCCAAAGGGCTGACGGTAGACAAGAAGCTAGAAAAAATGAAAGTTAAGGATTTAATGGAAATGATTAAGGACTTATAATGACAGAACCAAAGATTGAACCAGGAATCAAACCAGACGACCCAAAGGAAGAACTAGACCCAAAGATTCAAGAACAGATTGATAAGGGGGTTAGTGAAGGTATTGAGAAAGCAAAAGAAGAATTGAAGCCTGAGCCCGAACCAGAGCCAGAACCCGATGAAAAGAGTTATGTAGATTCTTCTTATAAGCCTGATACTTGGAACAAAGTATTTAAAAGGGGTGAGGAAATCAGTCGGGAAGCCGCTAGGGAAGAGTTTAAAAAGGTAAGGGAAGAAGAAAAAGAGGAAATGGACAAGATTAACGATGGCTTTGACAAACAGCTTAACGAGCTTCGTGATGGTGGGGCTGATATTGACAAAGACACCGAAAAGGAAATCTTCCAGCTTGGAAGAAAGCTAGGGAGTGCTAATATAAAGGAACTTTACACTGTTCTTAAAGCTACTAAAGAGGTTAAAAAAGAAAAGGAAGTAGAGAGAACCCTAGACCTTGCTAAAAAGGCAAGTCTGGTTGGTTCTGGTAACGCTCCAGGTAAAAGCAAAGTCTCCAAGTCTTACGCTGACATTGCCGGTAAAAGCATGGACGATTTAATAGATGAGGAGTTTGGTGAAGAATAAAAAGAAAGTGCCGTCTTTTAAAAAAAGGCAAGATATATTTGTTAAAAAGGTCAATAAGATTGGCGATGAACTAGGAGTTGCCATTATTGCTAGACTTGATGTTAAAGGTGATGGCATTTTACCCAAGTTGTTTCTAGCTGATACATTTGAGAAAAAGTGAATGAATTTTACGACAATGATAAACTCTTCATAACAGGCGTTGAAAGAATAACCCGTGCTTTAGACAAATTCCCCAAATTAATTACCGAACTCCGAAAGAAATATGCCCTACTTTCACCTAAACTAAAAACCTTGCGTGAAGATGTAAAAGAACTTGAGGAGAGGGAGGATAAATTGGCCGAGGAGTGTAAAAAAAAGAGCATTAGGATTGATTCGCTTAAAAGAGTGGAGATTGCCCTGGAAAACAACCTTGCTAAGGCGAAAGATAGGCATGATGAGGTCATTAGAGCCTCGGAGAAGGCTTCTAAGAGGGAATGTGCCATTACCAAGCATAGTATCGAAAAGAAAGGCTTAGAGTTGGCAGATAAGGAGACGAAGTTACTAAGCGACAAGAAAGAGATTGAAAAAAGACTCTTGACTGCTAAAGGAATACAGGAGACCGCCAGAGACAAAGAAAAAGTAGCAGAGGAAAAGTTAGGCGAACTCCAGAGAAAAGAAGCCGCCTTTAGTGAAAAGAAAATGAAGCTTGAGACAGATAAGTTAGAGTTTGAGCAGAAGAAGTCTGGTAAAAGTGATGCCATTGACAAGGCGGTAATGGGAGCGCTTGCTAAGAAGGAGATTGATTTACAACAAAGAGAAGGGGTAGTTTCTTTCAAGGAAAAAGCCTTTAGCAAGAAGAAAACGGAATTAGACGCTAGAGAGAGGGCTTTGAAGATAGGGGAAATCAGACTCAAGGATCAGATCAGGACATTTGAAGCAAATCAATGATATACTAGGATGGAGGTAATTCACCCGCAGAAATGCGGGATTTTTATTTAAATGGCTGACGAAAGAGGAAAACGGGATGTAAATCGTGAAGTAGTTGCTTTAGGGGCGACTGATAATGCGGCATTGGAAACAAAAATGTTGCGGGTTGATCCGGCTACTTTAAGACTAAAAACAACTTCTACTATATCTTCGGCGGTAATGGCGACTGGATTTACCACTTATGTTAGCACTACTCTTAATTTAGCTGTTGCTAATACTCGATATCTACTTCCAGGTACAGAGCAAGCGGACAGAAAAACAATTATCTTGTATAACAAATCAGATACCAGCCAATACTATGGTGGCCCTGCGGTTACTACGGCGACAGGTATTTTATTAGAATCAGGAGAGAAAGTAGCGATAGATGCTAAAAGTGATTTATACGCAGTTTGTGGGGTGAATAATAAAGATTTGAACATTTTGGAGTTGAAGTGAGCGATAGAGTAGAGTTTGCCCCATTAACTTTAACAGCCTTAAATGGCATATATCTTAGGCTAGACACTACTAACGATCCACTTACCGGCACGCTAGATGGAGCTAACCTAGACTTTACCGGTCATGCGGCCATTGGTGCTGATGCTTCTGTTGGAGTTTATACGCTTTTAGATTTAGATGAGACACTTGTCTTTAGAGATACTACCGGATATGGTATTTTTGCCGATCTTTATCTTGAACCCCCTGGAGTTTTAAGTGCTTCTACTCATCTTGTGGCTATGGACATGCAAGCTCAATGGAATGGTGGGGTTGATGGTAGTGTTCACGCTTCAGTTCAAGGCATTAAAGGTGAAGGTATTAACAGAGCCGCAGCACAACCGATAAATGAAATTGTTGGTGTTTACGGAAAAGCAAGCAACCTTGGCATATCAGATGTAACAGAAGCTATTGCTGGATTGTTCTTCGTAACAAATGATGATGCTATTGGTACTGAACTAGGTGATATAACTAACGCATATTCAATACTAGCCAGAGCTTATACTGATAAAGACACGGGGGTTATAACCAATCGTTATGGCCTGTACATTGAGGATATTACTGGAGGGGGAACTACTACCAATCAGTACGGTATCTACTGTCCTGCCTTAGTTGGTGGGGGAATAAACCTATTTATTAACAATATCTCAGCTGCTTCAAACTTCGGTTCAGGAAATATTGTTACTACAGGTACTTTGGGGGCAGGAGAATCAACCTTAGATAGACTTGGGGTACATACATCACCAAATGCTACATCAACAATTTATACCAGAGAAATTTTTACGGAAGTAGATTGTGGCAGAAAAGGCATACATTCTGACCCCGAACTTCAGCCATCAGGGGCATTGGGAGGAATTACCACACTTCACGGGGCTATCTTGCAAAGCCATTGGGAGACGATTGAAGATGGTAGCACTTATGGATATCTATACGGCACGGAGGGTACGGTTCACACAGACTTTATATCTGGTGGTGGAAGTGGAGACCTTTTATCTGCTATTGGGTTATGGGGCAGGGTAAGACACCGCTCAGACGGTGACATAACGACTGCAATAGGAGTCTTGGGAGATATTCAGCAGGACGATGATTTAACCGAACTTGGCGCTATTACTTCCGCTTATAGTTTCCTTGCAAGGGCTTCTACCGACAAGAACGCTGTTATTACCGATAGATATGGTTTGTATATAGAAGATACATCAGGTGGCGGAGGTCTTACAAATCAATATGGGATTTATTGCCCGGCATTAACTGGAGGAGGAACGACAAATTTATTTATCAAGAATATATCGGCAAATTCAGACTTTGGGTCTGGAGATATTGACACCACAGGAGCAATAACAGCTTCAGAAGTCTATTTAACTGATTTTGATTCAGGTAATGAGGGAATAGCTCACTTATTAAATGATACCGTTAATTGCTCTGTTCTCCACGCTATTACAATAACAGATGAAACGGGCATAAATATATCCTGGGACGCTGGTGTGATATGGGATTGTATTGGAGAAGCTACTATAGAAACAGACGCACACGCTTCTACTGGATGTACTGATAATCAAGTAAATTATCTTTATTGGGACAGGTCGGGGGGTGGAACTGCACTTACATTATCAACTACTCGTCCAGATTATGATGATGATGATGTATTGGCTGGCATTATTGTTTGCCAGAGTGGAGATATTTACGAGCTACACACTGTAAACCTCGCAGTCGACAGAGAAACTAAAATAAGTACGGCAATATCTGACATACTGCAAGTCGTGGTTACTGATGGTTTGATTGTTAGTGAGGACACAGATGCTACTAATGCTTTTGATGTTGAGATTTCAGCAGGAACCTTTTATCACTTCGGAACTACAAGACACAACTTAGCGACTGGTTTTAATACTCGTACTACTGCCATGACTCGCTGGTATCACTCATCAGGTGTTTGGACTAACGATAGTAATGCTCAAATAGACATGACGGAAGGAACGGCTGGAATCAACCGATACGACAATTTGACTGATAGGGTTGATGGTTCAGCCCCCAAATATTACAAATCAATCTTCATGTATTCAGAGAACATGATTCATTGGATTTATCCTCAAGCAGAATACGATACTATAGCTCAAGCAATAGCCGCTCCACTACCAACTATTCCAGCAGTAGGCGAGTTTTTCCCACGCTCTGTATCAGTAGTTATGAAAGGCAATGACGCTGCTTTTCCTACAGCAGGTGGCACTAGATGGATTGATATTAGACCATTATTCGGCACTTCTATAACAGGAATAATTACAGACCACGGCAATTTAGCAGGTCTTTTAGACGATGACCATTCACAATATCCTTTATTAGTTGGGAGAAGTGGTGGGCAAGTTTTGATTGGCGGTACAGGGGTCACTGATGATTTAACACTTCAAACTACTTCTGGCGTTGGCACTACTGGAGCGGATATGCACTTCTTAGTAGGCAATGCTGGAGCAACTGAGGCGATGACGATATTGAACAGCGGCAACGTCGGCATCGGGACGACGGGGCCGGGTACCAAGTTAGAAGTGGTAGATACAGCGGCCAACGCAATTGCTTACCCCTTGAGCATAGTAAATAGCGATGAACCTAGCCCAGGAGAAGTAGGCCAAGGTGCTGGTATAACCTTTAGTGTAGGGGGAACCATAGATGGTGGTAGTAGTTTTCTAAATCTTCTTACTGCAAGAATAATCTCTGGTAAAGATTCTGATTATTATCAAACAGGTTATGCTGATGTTGATGGGAATCTCCAATTCCAAACAATATTAGCTGGTAATGCTGTTGATGCGGTCAGAATCACAAGTGCGGGCAACGTCGGCATCGGGACGACGGGGCCAAGTAGCAAATTGCATGTTGTAGGAACAACTGACGAGCTGGTCAGAATAACCAGAAGTGGGGTGCCACAGCTTACTTTAGAAAACACAAGTGGCACGACTATGAATAACCAAATCCTCTTCAGGGATAATTCTGCAATCCAGTGGCGGCTTGGAACAGATATGTCTACCAATAACAATACGGACATCTTTGAAATAATGGAAGGTGGCACGCCAAGGTTCGCAATAAAAAGCGGCAACGTCGGCATCGGGACGACGGGGCCGGACTACAAATTAGAAGTTAACGGCACAGGGTTTTTCGGAGACAAACTATCATTTACCCAAACAGACGGCAACGAATACATAGACTCTCTTAATGATGGGTATATGGATTATGGAGCTACTACAGGGCATAGGTTCGGTGGGCCAAGCGTAGTTGTTAGTGGTGATTTAACTTCAAATGGCACGATAGTAGCTGATGATAGTTTAATAATAGGTGCAGGAACTAAACACGACGGATATACAATACTGCCTTCCGCTGAAGTCCAAACAACAGATGCTACAGTAACAGTAGTTGACAACATTACACTTTCAGATGAAAACACTTATCATGTAGAGGCACTTATTGTTGGAGTAAAGACAGATGGTTCACAAAGAGCAAGTTATCATATAGCTGGAACATTTTACAGAACCAGTGCGGGCAATGCCACTCAACAAGGCTCAACGACTTTATTACATTCCGAGGAAAGTGATGCTAATTGGGCTACAACATTTACAGTAGATACCAATGATGTTAGAGTAAGTGTTACTGGTGTGGCCGCAACTACGATAGAATGGGGTTGCACGCTTAAATATATAAATATGAGTAATTAATATGTCACATAAAGGATTTGATAATAACTGTATTTTAATGCTTCAGAACGCAGGGCATACTCCTGAAGCTGGGCATAACTGTTTTTACGCAAACGCAAGTGATGAACTCCATTTAAAAGAAAGCGGTGGAGCTGACTATCTAATGTTTGGGGCAATGGTAGATGAGATGGGCCCACAAGCAGATACAGACTTAATCCAATGGGCGGCTAATTCGGTAACGGTCAATGGAACATTTACCGCTACCGGCAAAATCAGGACTAATGATAAATACAATGTTAATGGCACTGATGGGATTTCCGCTACCCAAAGGCATATTGTTAGAATACAAGAGAATGGAGATGAAAGCATCCAGGTGTATTTTGTAGACATAACATATATCGGAGGAATAATAACCAATATATCAGCAGAAGATAATTATAAGATTGAAACTGATTAAAATGACAACAATAGAAAACAGACTATTAAACATAGAAAAGGTTATCGGGGCTAAATTACTTAATGGTAATGGTAAAAAGAAGAATGGTAACGGAAATGGCGATAACAAAACTCTTTTAATAGTAATAATTGTGATTGAATCTGTTGGTTTGTTATTAACAATATTTAATTTATTTTTAGGGAAGTGAGACAATATGGCAGACAGGTTGATTTCTGATATAAATAAGTTATAATAGACCATGGTAGAAAAGAAACAGGACAAAAAGGAACAGCCCAAGGAGGCTTTAACGGCCCAAGAGCTAAAACTTTTAGTCAACATCATTTCTAAGGCTCAGACCACCGTAGAACAAGCCAATGTGTTTATTATCTTGGCTAATAAGTGTTCTCGACTGGCTCAAGCCCTAGAACCAAAAAAAAAGTAATTGACTTTTAGGTAAAATTAAAGTAATATCAGTTTAGAGGTTACACACCCGTCATTTGGCGGGTTTTTTTATTTAAAATGAGTAAATACGCTGCATCACAAGATCGAGACGATAACAGAGAAATTATTTCTAGTAATGAGGCTTTCAAAGAGGTAAGCAGGTGGACTTTTGTTGAAAATCTTACTGGAGACCAAGCTGCCCATACTGTTTTTACTGTTACTGGAGATGTATTGGTTACTGTTTGGGGACAATGTAAACTAGATATTGTAGGTGCAGGAACTATGGAATTAGGGATTGCAGGTAATACTGCAGTTTTAATCGCCCAGATAGCAAATGCCACTACCTTAGATATTGGCGAGAATTGGATTGACGCTACCCCAGAAACAGTTTCAGCTTTACCAGGAACATTCATTCTTAATAATGGCTCGGATATTATTCTCACGATAGGGACAGCAGACTTAACAGCAGGAGTAGTTGATTTTTATTGTTTATGGCGACCACTTAGCAGTGATGGCCTAGTGGAGGTAACCATACCAGCATAATGGCAGACGAAAGAGGAATAATCGCAGAAAATAGGGAAAAAGTCTTACTTGGGTATGACCGTGATAATGCAGAGACCAAGATGGTCAATGTTGACGCTACCGGCAAGCTAAAGGTAACCGGATTAGATGTTGACACTTCCTATCTTGATGATGGGGCTTGGGTAGACGATACCTCTAAACATCTTCTGGTCGGAGGCCTTTACCAAGTTACACCACAAGCTGTTACTGACGGCAAAGTCGCTCCATTTCAGATAGATATTAATGGCAATATGAAAGTGTCAATGTCATCTGATATTCAGATCGGGGCAGTTG